GCCCCTGAGATAATGTTGTTTCCATAGAGTAAAGAGCCAGCTACGGGTTCACGTATACCATCTATGTCAACTGGTGGAGCAGCTATGAAAGCTATTATAAAGGCTGTTGTAGCAGTTAGTAGTGCAGGGATCATTAGCACACCAAACCACCCCACGTAGAGGCGGTTCTCAGTGCTCGTAACCCAGTCACATAAACTCTGCCAGTTGGTAGTTGGTTTTGTTAGTGTGGCTGTAGTCATTTAATTAAAAAGAATATTTAAGTCCTAGTTTAGAACCATAAGAGTTGTCGGTATCTTCCTTTGTGATACCAGATAGTTCTCCGTAGATACCAAGCTTCTGTGATACGTTATATGTACCACCAACTTTACCAGAGAATTCTGTGTCTGTACCATCTACATCCGCAACTGCTGTGAAAGCAGGACCGCCTTGAATGTAGTAATCAAACTTACTTGCAGAACCTTCAAAACCTACGTGTAGGTCTATAGTTCTTCCGTCATAATCAGAACCAGTGTAGCCATTGTTGACTTCTGTGTTCAAATAAACTCCAGCAAATGCAGGAGTAGATAATAGTGATGCTGCTGTTACAGCGAAGATTTTTTTCATTTAAAAAATTCCTGGGATAATTTGACCTGTTGTAGCATAAGCTCCTAATGCGGATATGATACCGATCATAGCCCAACGTCCATTTTGGACTTCTGCGTTTTCGTTCATTGTGTATTCAAGAGGAGGTTGTAATGCGATAACTTCTGTATCGTTCATTAAAATAATTAATATGTTAATGGGCGAGGATGAAAGTTCAGGTCGCCACGAATCATATTAGATTTTTCTTTTAAATCTGCTTCTAAATTCATCGACATTATAACCCTGCTACCATTAGTAGGGGGTACATGGTGTCCTAAATTACTAGGGAACACAGCTAATAAACCATTCTGAGGCTTAAGTTCTTGGTCAAGAAAACAAAGCGGTGCTGCATTTTCTTCAACATCAACAAAATATACAGCCGATAAACATGATGGAAAATGGTGATGTAGTTTTGTATCTTGTCCTACATCATAAGTCATAGCCCATAAGTTATATACATCAAAATTAGCTTCTGTATAATAGTGTGTTCTAGCAATATGTTTAGATGCTTGTTCAGCAAATTTTACAATACTATTAAAATCATTATACTCTACATGTAAAGAGTAACTTGAGTGCCAGCTAGTATTATCTGGTTGTGTGTCTATAGTATTTGGATTATTAGATTTTATTTCTAATATCTTTTGTTTAAGAATAGGATTTTTTTCTTTCCAGTGAGGATAGAAGTGAGTATATACATAATAATCTCCTATAACTTTATGTGGTTTCATTACATAAACCTATGTAACTCAGGGTACTCTTTATGAATCACATCAACAGCTTTTTTTATTGGCTGTAATTCAAGTGATTTCTTACGATCAATAATACCATCCTTGGCACAGTAATCTGAGAATCCTGACGGTTGATTAAGTATCAGCTCCTGATGTGAGCGTTTAGGTACTACCATTTTCACGTTGTAAGCTGCCCAATCCAGTCTTTCTATATTAGGTATTTTATAATGACTACATACTTTATCCATTGTTCCTCTAACATCTTTAAAGAAATCATTTGACTCAACCCACATAACATTAGTAGAGTTTAGCCCTAGCTGTATCGTACTAATCCAACCATCTAACCAACGATGATGAATACCTAAAAAATCATTTTTCATTTCTAACATACCTGCACACAAATGGCTAGGTAATGATCTATATAAAAAAACTTTCCTTCCTTGAATGGAGGGTGCTAAGTAAAGATGTTGTTGATCAACTTCTACAAAGCCCCCAGGAATAACATACTCAAGCTCTGGTGGTTCACACCATGTCCTTATAGTATTACAAAGGAGAGCACAGAATAAAGTAGATCCCGAATTAATTGTCGAGAATAAGTACCTGCTCTTCTTCTGCGTCATGTTGATGGAAGTCATTACTCATATCTGTATGAGCGAAAACAGCTGGACTAAGTAGCCCAACTAATAAAGGTAAGATTAATAGTTTCATTGTAAAGTTGTTAAATCTAAAGTGAGTTCTTGTTTTGAAAGAGGTGCTTCAAATCCATAGTCTTCTTCTTCCTCTAGTATTTCAGTAGAAGATTCTTCTAGTTGAGGTGGTGGTTCTGGTCGGTCAATAGATACATAAACCCAACCTGTAGCTATATACTTAGTGGTACGTCCCAGTGGAGGTCTACCTCTATGTAAATAAGTCCATGTAGATGGGAACAAAACCATTCTACCTTGTCTTGGTTGTACTTTTATACCATTCATAAACTCAGTTTCACCACCTTCAGTAATGTCATTGAGATAAAAGATATAAGTTAATACTCTTTGTTTAGCAGCAGCATATTCAATAATATCATCTGGGTGCCAATCATATCTATCATGTGGATAGGTACGTTGTACTTGAAACCCTGAATCAGTTACACAATTCTCAGCATGTAAAGGTAGGAAAGGGAACAACGGTTTCTCATCATCAAAACTGTGGTTATCTTCAAACTTTTTTAAGCTATGTGCTTGTTCTATGTCTGCTCTATATTCTTTGATTGAAAAACCTAGTACACTAGAAAGGAAACTATCAACATCATTCCACTCCTCTGGGAAACCAGAAATATTAAGATCATCAGATCGTTTGATGTCTGGTTTATAAGACATGTCACTTCCAACAATACCTTTTGTTACTCGGTTATCATTTTCAAATCTATTTATAATATCCTCACATAAATTAGGTGGGAGCATTTCATCTCTCACCCAAATAAAAGGATCTGGTGAATTGAACATAGCGGTATTTATCTAAGCGTTTACGCTATTAGTTTTTTTAGGTTTATCGGCTTTAATATCAGGATGTAGTTTAACAGCGTCCTTTAATTTTTGGAGATCACCTCCTTGTTTTGTACTACCTCCAGCTCCTTTGACAGCTTTATCAAAAGCTCCACGGGATGTACGTAGTGGATCATAAACCATTAGAAATTCCCTTTAAATGCCTCTTCGATTGCTTTGTTGCGTTTGTCTACTGCCCTGACATACTTAGATGTAGGTGAGGCGTTTGTTTTTTTAGTCAAGTAATCCTTGATTTTTGTAAGTACCTTCATACCTTTAAGTTAGATCGTGCTAATTTTTCTTGGACATCATCACGGAAAGCTTCATCCTTATCGTAACGAGGATCACTCATATCGGAGACAACCTGAGCCATGCTCTTGTAAACATCTTGTGGAGAAGACTTTCTACCTGTTACCAGATTAGTGTCACGTCCAGTTGCATCTTCATACTGTCCCATAAGTGCTTTTACTGCGAAGGTGACTGCTGCTTTGTTTCCTGTTTCAATAACTTCATCAAAGTTTTTAGCGTCAGCATCCGATATATTCTCACTAGCCCACTCCATTAATCGTTCGTAACCATTCTTTCCACCAGCGATGTTATGTACTTCTGCTACCTCTGCATCTGATAATATAGGAGCTGCTTCAGCTGGAGCTTCCACACCTACTTGGCTACGCACACCTTCAAGGTATGAATCAACCATAGATCTGTTAAAACCAGCTTTACTGAGATCAGTGTACATCTCATCAGTAAGTGTCCCGTTGTTCTCAACGAAATACTCATTCATTTTAAATGGATCTATACCATTATCTTTAAACTGTTTACTAATCTGTTCTCCATATACTTCATTAGCAGTCTCATAGTTGACACTACCATCTTCAGCATAGTAATCTTCTTGTGTGAATTGAGGTTGTTCTTCAGGAGTTTCCTCAGTAGTTTCTCTATCTAGTCTACCTAGATCACTACCTTCTTGACCTTGTTTCCTTTGAAGTTCAAGGTAAGCTTTCTCTAAATCTTTTGGTGTTTTATATTTACCAGCAAGCAGACCTTCTTGGTCTGCCATCATCTTCTCACCAACTTGCAGGGAATCCTGCTCCTCTTGGTTGAGATTATCTTCAGTCGTCACTGTATCAGTGGCGGCATCATATGTAATTGTTTCGCCCATAGTTATTCAGGTTGTGGAGGTACAGGTTCTTCTTGTGGATCTTGTCCACCAATTAATGCATTAACAGCATCAAGAGCTTCAGGGTTTTTAGATGGGTCCATAATAGGAGCACCAGCTAGTTGACCTGCTTGATCCATTAATGATTGTTGTTGCTGCATCTGTTGTGCTTGTTGTTGCTCTTGCTCTAATTCTTGTACTGTCTTAACAAGGTTTAGTATATCTATACCCTGAGCTGCTGCTAATCTCTTAATAGCTTCATCAGGTTTAATATATTGTGCTAAAGCTTGTGGACCCATAGTCTGTGCAATAGTAGTTACAAACTGAACAAGTGCATCTCTATCTTGACCCCTACCTAGTGCATTTATACCTGCAACAATAGTAGGTTTCATTAAAGTTTTTGGAACAGAAGGTATAGTTTTACTCTTAGTGAGAGTGTGCATTTTTCTACTTAAATATGGCACCAGAAACTCAGTAGTTAATAGTGAGAATAAACCACCCAACTGTTGTTCTAATTCCATTTGTGTCATACGAACTTCTTCTGCAGTAGTTCTTTCTGACTGCCTAACATTAAGTATTAAGAAAGCTTCTGATAATCTTTTCTCTAAAACATTAGCTAGTTGAAATGCAGTTTGGAAGTCAGCAGTTTTACCTACCTGAACCACACCTACATCATCTGGTCTACCTTGTATGATAGCACCATTACCTGCTTGTGCAAGAGCTTGTGGTTTAGTAACTGAGCTTGGGGATACAGTGAAGATCACCTTTGCTGCAGCTGCACTACCTTCAACAAGAGCTTGCATTAAAGCCTCTAATGATTTAAGATCACCAAGAAATTCTTCTACTCTTGAACGTCCATAATCCTCACCATCTACAGTTACAAAACGTAGAGGAAGGAAAGGACTTTTATCTTTAGGTGCTTTACCTTGGCTATCAGGTATTAAGATATCATGTACTTCTTGATACCATATCCAACCTTTCGGGGTTAGCTTGATACAAGTATAAACATCGACATCTTTATCTGTCTCATCAGTATCATATTCGTTTACCCCCTGCTTGATATTCATCGGTGGAAGTAAATCTCTACTGATTTTTTCTTTGGTTATTATCTTTATTACATTACCGTTACCATCTCTTTCCACCACATAACGGTTGAGAGGGTACATTTTCATACCATCTTTACCCATATAAATAAGGGCATTACCTGTTACTACAAGGTGTTTTATTGCTGAAAATATTTGAACACGATCACTTGAAGCTGCAATACTTTCCATGATTTGCCGTTCAATCTTAGCAAAACTAAGATCCATTTCACTCTTTGCCTCTGGCGGTATCTCAATCCCTAACTTAGAGTCATCTAATTGAAGTTTAAAGAAACTTGTAGAGGGAGGGAGTAATCCTAACATGAGTTTTGAACTCAAGGTGACTACTCCTTTAGCCCCTACTGATTGCCAAGGCGTTTTGAACTGTGCATAAGGAGACTTCTCATCTCTCATTAACAATGTAGGTATCGTTAATTCTGCACAGTCATATGCAATATTAAGAAATTGTTCACGGTCCCTAGATAATTTATCGTATTCGTTCCGTGCGTATTTCATTAGGTTGTTTTCTTAGTAGTAGTAGTAGTAGCAGTACCTGTACCAGCACCTGTGTTGACACCTTGAGGTGTGTTAATACCTGAAAGCCCACCTGTTGCTGGTTTCTTAGTAGCTAGTTGTGTAGTACCTGCTGATCTTGCTTTCTTCTGTACCTTTTTAGAAGTGATCTTAGCCTTACGCTTAGTCTCATCTTCAGTCATAGGTGCAGGTGTTGGTGTGGCTGGTGGCTCGACTGGGGCACGTTGTACCATCTGAGGAGCTGGGGGTGGAGTAGGTGGAGCAGGGGTAGGTGGAGTAGGTTGTGATCTGTTACCACCAAATAAGTTACTAATAAGTGAACCGCACATAATTATTTATCTGATAATTGTTGTTTAAGTAATCTAATAATAGATATTTGACCTGCTCTATAAGCAATTTCTTTTTCAGATAGAGTATGGTCAGGAAATTTATCGGGAAACTGCTCGTCAAGGTCGTTAAGAAAACGCTGTAGGTCACCCCAGTTAAGCGTACTTTGGTAAGTTTGTATTTGCATGTTCAAAAAATGCTGGCATCCTAGCTGCCTTGGTGTCAGAAAGCTCTGGTGCTTTGCCTTCATACATTAGGCGATCACTAGAATCGGCCCAAAATTTTCTATCTAAATATCTGTCGGTTCCATTACTTTTTAGAGGCTGGAGAATCCAGTTAATTGTGGCCTTCCTAAGTTTATCCAAAGAAGGAGAAGCAGATAGACCCAGCTCTGCACATACAAGAGAATTACTGCCGACATGGATCTGTTCGTCTCTTGAGATATCTGCCGATACTGTCCTAAGAGCAGCATCGCCATTAAACCTAAAGAAAGGGAGAAGAACAAAGAAGATTGCTCTTTCAGCCACGAGAGCTTTGGTAATTGTATGATCAGGGTGTGCAATCCAAGCATCTCTTAACCTCATTGCTTCTAGTTCTGCTTGTTCATCTGCACCAAGGGCATCTACATAATACCCTAGTGCTAGATCATGGCGTTCCTCATCTTTAACATTATCTATTAGTAATGCTCTAGCGTTAGCGGGAACAGTTTTTTCAAGCCCTTCCGTAATGAAGGCACCAACTGGTAGCTCCATATGACGTATTGCGAGGGCACGTTTAATGGTTTCTTCTGCCCCTTCCTTAAGCTTACCAACGGTAGGCTGGACTGGGGACCATTTTCTCTTACGAGAGAATAATTTATCATAAGGGTTCATTCTTGACAATCACATTGTGGTTCGTTAATAAGACCCTCTAAGTAATCGTTGACATCATCTTCATCTAATGCAGCATAAGCATTAGACTTATCTTGTACGTCTCCCATAACCTGAAGGCTGTAGTACAAGGAGGTTTGAGGCGAACCTAACCACTCTTCCACGAACGCATTGTCGTATTCTATAACATCACTCCAAGAGTTGAAACTATAGCCATGAAGAAGTCCTGTAATATTTAATAATTTCATAAAGCCGTCTGCTACACGCTTGTAAGCGTCCCAGCCAACTTCACTGGCAATCTCTACATCGCCATAGTCGTATTTTTGCACACCGAAAGTACCGCTGTCACGGTCTACGGTTCTTGCAATAGGTGGTGCGATCTCTGGAGTACATGTGTACCCATCTAAGTCTTTGCTTCTATAAGAACAAGAAGCGGTAGGAGCAATAGCAAATGCTCTTACCATATCATTAGCTCTAGCTATACTAGAAGCTGCTTCTATACCTTTAGCTAATTCAGATACCACTACACCAGCTTTTCCTCCAACAGAGAATCCACCAATGTAACTATCTAAAGCTTCCCCAAATTGTGCATAAGTTATGCGTTCACGTCTGAGGAAATTCGAGAGTCCAAGGAATCCAAGTCCGACCTGCCTGTCACTCGATGAGGGAAGATATTCTCCAGTCCCTCCAACACCTGTTCTGCCATGAAGACGGCACAGTTCGGACATACCTTG